CCAGGTACAGAACCTCCTGCACCTCCAGTAGCAGAAGGTATTAATCATAAAAAATCCAAAATTAAAGCTAAGTTTATTAAAGCAAAGGCTGCTGGCGCTACATTAGAAACAATGTTTGCAGAAGGTATGACTATTCGCGATGCACTTAGAGAAAGTGGATTAACTCCGTGCGAAGCCGGTTTTGGCGAATGTGAAATGGAGGACGACGATGGTAGTGCACCAGACGAAGAAAATATTTCCGGTAAAGAACAGATTTTAAATTCAATTGAAGGATTTTGGAATAAAGAAGAACGTAACTTTACTATTGGCGGACAACAGGTTAAGAATAAGATTATTAAACGATTCAAAGACGGAGAATATAGTAATGCGTCAGAAGAAGATGTTAAGGAAATTTTACAAAAAGTTGATCAGCTAGATCCAAGCGAAGATGCTAGAGAACAAAATGATGTTTTACGATTAGCAGGAGTAAGTCATCAAAATTTAGATACTGATCAAATAGACATGGAAGGATTTGGTGGTAGACGTTTTGATAGTATTGACAAACAAAAAATGCGTAAAACAATGAGGAATAATCATGAAACAAATTTTAAAAATCGATTCAATAAATTCCGTTAAATCTTTAAGAGAGATGATGGATGGCGTTGATGCACCTCCACATCCTGCAGGTCAACCTGCTTCAGCTAACGTTAAATTTGACCCTGCTGTTCAAAAACAACAATATGAATTGAGAGCAAAAGGCTATCCAGTTAAAACTAACGGTATTTTAGATGATGAAACTACTCAAGCACTTGATTGGGAACGTCAAAGTGCTGAAAGAGATGATCGTATTACTGGATATGACGAATTGAAAGCAGACATGGATCAATCTATTGCTCTGCCAGAACCTTTTGATAATCCGCAAGGTGATTTTGATCGTATGCCAGAATTAAATGAATCAACCGAACCAACCGAACTACATAGAATATTGCAAATTGCGCAATGGAGATAAAATGAAAAAAATTACAGAAAACGCACTGTTATACAGAGTTAACCAATTAAGAGAAAAGATGGCATTTTATGAAGCTGTAGGTGATGGTAGCCAAACTCCAGTCGGCGGGTTACCTAGTCAAACACCTAATAGACAAACACCGGGAAATCCTGGATACAACGTTAAACCTGCACCAGCAGAAAAAGCACCTGCAGCACCGGCAGGATCAGATGCAGTTACACCGCAGTTTCAATCACAAGCACCTGTAGCACAAGGGCAAACTACGCCGTCTAACTTATCTACCCAAGTAGCAGCTGCAGTACCTAATACATCACCGGCGCATCAGCAAGTGCAACAGCAACAACAACAAGCTGATCAAACTGCAAGAGATTCTAAACAACCTGAAGGACATTTTTACGACCCTGCAGTAAACTTTGCAAAACGTGTAGGTGACAATCTTAGTTATGCTGTAGATCACGCAAGTGAACTTGGCCAAGGCGTAGGTCAAACTGCAGCAAACATGGCAAAAACTGTCGGTAATGCAGCCGGAGTTGCAGGCAATTTTATCGGCGGAGCAGTTAAAGGTGCTATGGGCGGCGGTGATACACAAGGTCAACAAAAAGTCGGAGCTAACCAAGGTACACAAACTGGCGGAAAATGGCCAACTACTGATCCAGAAATTAGAGCATTCCAGAAAGCAAATGGGTTAAAAGCTGATGGTATGATCGGTGCTAACACTATGGCTGCATTACAAAAGCAAGGTGTTCAACCACCTGCAGGATTTAAACCAGTTGCTAATAGACAACATACTGCACAACAAGGAACAGCAGCTAAACCAGTAGCAGGTGCAGCACCAGTTGCTGGACAAGTAATGCCAAATGGGTCTGTTTCATCTGGTGACGCTGATCGTGATGAAAGACTCGCACAAGCTAACCAAGTTATGAATATGACCTCTGATCAACGCCATGCCTTTGATATGGCTGCTGGACAAAAAGATTATGCAGCAACACATCCGGCCGCATCTGCAGCAAACAAAGCGCCAGTTGGTGGTCAAATGCAAAGCACAGGTGATCCAGTAAAAGATAGCGAATTATCAAAACAAGGTAATACTATTGTTTATAAAGAAGATCAAGATTTAGCTAGAATTGTTCAATTAGTTAACTGGTAAAATAATTTGAAAAAGTGAAAGATTTCACTTGCTCATATAAATAATAGAGTATATAATAAGCACATACTTTAATAGTAATGCATTATATATTAACGTATAAAACATTAAAAAACACAATAGGCTTATAACACACAGATTTATTTCTGTGTGTTAACTCAAAACACAATAGGAAATTACAATGGCAACACTAGCAGAAATCAGAGCAAAATTAAAAGCGGCAGAAACACGTAGCACAGATAGCAACACAGGTGGTGATAAATCAATTTATCCTTTCTGGACTATTAAAAATGGCGGTGAAGCAGTTTTTAGATTCTTACCAGACGGCAACCCAAACAATACTTTTTTCTGGGCTGAACGTTCTGTAATCAAATTACCTTTTGCAGGTATCAAAGGTCGCACAGATAGCAAACCAGTAGTAGTAAATGTTCCATGCGTTGAAATGTACAACGACGGTGCAGTATGTCCAATTCTTTCAGAAGTGCGTCCTTGGTTTAAAGATCCTTCATTAGAAGAAATGGGCCGTAAATACTGGAAAAAGAAGTCATATATCTTCCACGGCTTTGTTCCTGAAGATGGCTTAGACGAAAAAGAAAAACCAGAAAATCCAATTCGCAGATTTGTTATTGGACCACAAATTTATAAATTAATCCATGCAGCATTGCTTGATGATGAATTTACAGAATTACCTACAGACTATGTAAACGGTTTTGATTTCCGTTTAAAAGTTGGTTCTAAAGGTGGTTATGCAGATTACTCTACTTCTACTTGGAGCAGACGTACACGTCCGCTTGGTGAAGAAGAACGTGCAGCAATTGATAAATTCGGGTTACCTGACTTATCAGAATACTTACCTAAAAAACCAAACGAAGTTGAACTTAAAGTTATGATGGAAATGTTTGAAGCATCAGTAAATGGTGAAGCATATGACGTTGAACGTTGGGGCAAATACTTTAGACCATATGGTATTTCAGCAGACGAATCTACATCATCTGCAACTGCTACAGTAGCTCCGGTTATTGCACCAGTAGCACCTGTAGTACATACACCCGAAGAAGCTATGCCTTGGGATGAACCTGCTACTACCTATACTCCACAGCCTGCAGTAGCTGAATCAGCACCTGCAAGTGATTCAAGAGCAGCTGATATCTTAGCAAAAATTAGAAATCGCGGCGCTTAACACAACAGTGATTAACGTAGCAAGGGGTCTTGCTACGTTACATTATTAGGAGTATAACCATGGCAACAAAACCCTTTGATTTAACAAAATTTCGAAAAACTCTAACAAAAAGTATTGACGGCTTAGGCGTAGGCTTTAATGATCCTACTGATTGGGTCGGTACAGGCAATTATGCACTTAACTACCTTATTAGTTCAGACTTCCACAAAGGCATTCCACTAGGTAAAGTAACTGTGTTTGCAGGCGAGTCAGGTGCAGGCAAAAGTTATATTTGTTCAGGTAACATTGTTAAAAATGCACAAGAACAAGGAATATACGTAGTACTAATTGATTCAGAAAACGCACTTGACGAATCATGGCTACACGCATTAGGTGTAGATACTACTGAAGAAAAACTTCTTAAACTTAATATGGCTATGATTGATGATGTAGCTAAAACTATTAGTGAGTTTATGAAAGAATATAAAGCAATGGAAGACAAACCAAAAGTATTGTTTGTAGTAGATTCGTTAGGTATGTTACTAACTCCAACTGATATTAATCAATTTGAAGCGGGCGATTTAAAAGGTGACATGGGTCGTAAACCTAAAGCACTTACTGCACTTGTTCGTAATTGTGTTAATATGTTTGGTAGTCACAACGTTGGATTAGTGTGTACTAACCACACGTATGCAAGTCAAGATATGTTTGATCCGGATGATAAAATATCAGGTGGTCAAGGATTTGTTTATGCATCAAGCATTGTAGTAGCAATGAAAAAACTTAAACTAAAAGAAGACGAAGACGGTAACAAAGTTAGTGAAGTAAATGGCATTCGCGCCTCTTGTAAGATTATGAAAACACGTTATGCTAAACCATTTGAGACTTTGCAAATTAAAATCCCATATACAACCGGTATGAATCCTTTTAGTGGTTTAGTTGACTTATTTGAAAAAAAGAACATTTTGAAAAAAGATGGTAATAGACTTAAATACGTGGCTACCGACGGTACTGAAATTAAACAATATCGTAAGGAGTGGGAAAGTAATGCTAACGGTGCTCTTGAAAGAGCAATGGCTGAATTTACCGACGAACCTGTGTTATTAGATGTACTTGATGATGCAGATGATATCAACGACTACGTTACGGAGGACGAAAATGTTGAATGAAACACAAATTGCTGATGTATGGTTAATGTTTGCAGATTATATTGATAAGAAACAAGCAGAGATTGCTGCTGAAAGATTTATTGAATTACTTGCAGATTTTGGAGCTACAGATCGTACATTTTTAGGTGCAACTGGAATTGACCCAACGTTAGATCAAGCAATTAATTATTATTTAGAAGATAATGAAGACGAAGACGACGGCTATAACGACTTGGAGTTCTAATGAGTTGGTATTCTACAATTACTAGGGATATTACACGATTACCAGATGGTATTTTGCACTTTGAATCAGAATTGACAGATGCCAAAAAAGAATGTAAAATAGCAGGAAACGTAGAAAAGGCATCTGCAGCAATGCCAGGCATTGTAGAACACAGATATGGACAGCTTCAAGAAATTGAAGCTATCCTAGAGTTCCTTAACATTGAACTTAAACGATTAAAGAGTTATCACTTTAGAAAGTATTTAGAAACATACGCAAGGGCATTAAGCAGTCGTGATTGTGAAAAATATGTAGAAGGCGAAGATGAAGTAATTGAGTATGAAAAAATTATAAATGAATTTGCGTTAATAAGAAATCAATGGTTGGGTATTACAAAAGCCTTAGATCAAAAATCGTATGCATTAAGTAATATTATACGATTAAGATGTGCAGGCATGGAAGACGCAACCCTTTAAATTAATATGACGGGCTTAGTGCCCGTCACTACTTTAGGTGTATAACACATGAACACAATTGACAATCTGCTTCATTTTGTATTTCTTGAAGCTATGACAACCCCTCTGCCGTTCTCATCAAGAGATAACCGTACATTGCAAAGTTTACATACTGCAATGCAAACTGATACATACATTACCGAAAAACAAGGTAATTTATTACTTCAAATAATAAGCAATGAAATTTACGCGCCATTTATGCTGTTAGCTAATGAACACTATGCAGATTATATCAATAACCCAGTATGGAAGAAATCATTTCGTATATTACCAGAGGTAAAACGAATATATCATATTCCTGCAGGATCTGACCAAATTAACATTAACATGTTAAAAGAAAACTATACTGGTGTAATTGCAATTGATTTTACGTTTTCAAGTACGATTCGTAATGAATTAAAACCGCTGTCTGATGTGTTATGGCAAGTTAAATCCGGATCGTTATACTATGCAGATTTTACTGAATCTAATCTTGTAACTATTATACAATTATTAGATCCTTATAAGTTTGAAGTTGAACCAGAGTTACGAGATTACTACAACACAATTAGACTATGGGATAAACAAGATTTTAAAGATATGTATGATGTACACAAATTAGAACATACTAGATTTCAAACCCTTATTTCAAAAGATTTAGAATCTAATGATTCCACCATCATAGTTGATAGACGACTAAGATATCAATATTCAACAACTGTTGAATGCCAGACTACTAATGAATTAACTAAACAAATTGCAACCCGTGAAAAATCTAAAGTTTGGATTGATAGTAATACATATTCAATATCCAATGTAGTTGCATCATTAGTAGAGCTACAACGATTTCCGTTATTAGTAGTATTTGAACAATCAACTGATTTTACAACCATAACACAGTTTAACGAGTTATCTCAGGCTCTAACTGATCACGGCATCACTGATAACATTGGATTCCATTTTAGATTAGACAATACACCTGATGGAAAAATGTTTAATGACGGGATTGGAAAAAGACAGTATAATAGTGTACTAAACAATGATACAAAGGTTGCAGCAGTACTTGGTGGTAAATTACCAAAAT